TCCAGGATTTCCGAAAAATCGGAAAAGGCCATCCCGCGATGGGCCGGCGTCAGCTTCTGCGGATCGCGGCCGGCCAGCTCGAATGTGACCAGTTCGGAGTCAATCAGACGGTCCGCCCAGCCCGCCAGCGCGTCGCCGCCCAGCCGTACCGACAGATCGCGAAACGCCTGCAGCATTGCCTGCTCGTCCTTGGCTTGCGCTTCACCCTCGCCGCCGAACACTGCCGCCAGCATCGAACCCGCCGCCGGCAGTACTTCCTTTTGCAGGTCGCCCAGCAGCTTCAGTTGGCGGAACGGATCAAAACGAGAAATGCGAAAGATCGTGGTGCCGATCGTGACTTCTTTGCTGGCGCTCATTAGGTGTTACCCCCCACAACGTTGATCGACGGTCCGGTTTCAATCGTCCACTCACGATTGCCAACCTTGGCGCCGTATCCAGCGTCCGGCATCTTCACGACCCAGGCCGAATCCGAGGCGTGCAGCGAAGTGCCGCGCAGATCGGTGATGGCCACCGGCACTGCGCCGTTGCCATCCGTCGATTTGTCGGCCTGGTGCAAGGCCGTCAGCGCCGCATTGCTGGCGCTGGTTTGCATCAGCGTGACGGTGATGCGCAGGCGGGAGTCCCGCGACATGGAGCGGGCCACCTCGCCGTCGACGCCGGCGACGGACGAAATACCCTCGCCGATTTCAGTCACCGTCACAAAGGTGTCTTCGGCCAGGCCCGACAGGGGCAAAGCCCCCATAACAATCTTCACCTGATTCGGTGCGTAGGTTTTAACGGACATGCTTATGCACCCCGATTACAGTTGTTGATAGGTCAGGTTGCCTTTGATTTCGGCAACATGGATTGCGCCAGCCAGGCGGGCACTGAATTTCAGGTCCCGCAAGATCCGGTTCGCTTTGTCGTTCGACGAAATGCTGGCCGCGCGCGGCACGGTGATGACAAAGCCCGGAATCTTCCGGCCGGCGTCGTCGATTTCATCCGGCGCGATCAGCCCTCGGCTCTGACCCAGCATCAACGCCTGCCGGATGCCGTTCACGATGACCTGAATGCCCGCGTCGGTGTACGGCACCTTGCCGTCAGCGTTGATCAGCTGCGAGGCAACGTTGATCTTGACCTGCTCGGCCAGCCAGTCACGGCCACGAATGACGTCGATCCATTCGCCCGCCGCGACCTTGCCGTTTTGCGTGACGGCGAAATTGCGCATCTGCTCGAAGGTGTTGGCGTTCTTGGCGTGCGCGGCCAGCGCTTGGCCTTCGGCCAGGTTGTCATAGGTGACGCCCGCCAGACGCGCGTTCGCCCAGGTTTCACCGCCGGGGTAATACGTGAAACGATTGGCGGCGATCGCTGCCTCAAGCGCCTCGGTGCGCGCCTGGCCGTGATACCAGACGTGCGTGCGGAAGTACTGCTTTTGCTGGCACTTGGAGGCGATATCGCTGGACACGGCGGCGTCGATGATGCCGGCCTGGTCGCTGGAGACGCCGAACAGCCGTTCGTTAGACTCGACCCACTCTGCGGCATCCAGCACGTCGGACTCGACGCGGCTGGCCAGCGCCACTCCGTACCAGTCCGCGCTCTCACGTAAGCAGGCATTCAGCGCCGCCGACGGCGTCTCGGTGCTGGTGGGCGCCGCCAGGTGCAAGTTGCCCTTCACGGCCACCGCAACGGCCTGGCCCGTCTCATTCGCGGTTACGGAGATCTCCGCCCCAACGGCGACCGCCGTGACTGGTGCGCCCGCCGCAGTGATTGCGGCAACCAGCGCCGTCGCGATAGTTTGCGGCGTGCTGTTCGCTTCGCCGGCCACGCTTGCCTGGGCGGTCTTGATGTCGCCCACGGCGTCGCGCCAAGTCAAAGCGACCGAATAGTCCGACAGCGATGCGGTGGCCACGGTGAACCGGGATGTGTCCACTTGGCGGCGGCCGACAAACACGCGAGTCACCGTAGGGATCTGCTTGAAGGCGTCGCGCACGGCGACATAAAGCGGATCATTCGGCGCAATACCCAGGTCCAGCAGTTCGCCGGGCTCGGTCACCACCATGATGCGGTTGACACCCAGCGCGTGGGCGCCCAGGACGAGAAGGTCAGAGAAGCTCTGTTCCTTGATCGCCGTGGTGTTCAGGGAGATCGCCACGTTGACGATCCGGTCGATTTTTGCCATGTGCGGCTCCAATGAAAAAAGCCGCCAGGAGGCGGCCAGATGGCGATTGCGCGTCGCGGCCGCTATGGCGCGGTCACGACAGTCGCGGTAAAGGGGGTTTCGATGCCCGGCGTCAGCCCGCCGGAAGTGGTGACGGTGCCAGTCACGATTTCGATGATGCCGACAAACTCGGAATGGACGCGGGTGTATCGGATTCCAAGCTCCAGCATTCCGCGGCGCTCAAAGCGGACGGTGTCGCGCATGACTGGAATGTTCTGCAGGCGCCCGATCTCAAACAGGGCAAGGCCCAACGCCTCGGCCCGGTCTTCATACACGGGGTGTCGAAGTCTCAGCGCCAGTTCGTCCAGCGCGTCGTAGGCTGTGGCCCGGAAGCTTTGCAGCTCGACCACGGCATCGTCGTGGTGATGCACTTGCTGGGCGCCCTCACCGTCGACCCTCCCCGCCTCGGCGCCGCTGACCTTGGACCAGCGCACAGCCAGCATGATGTACGGCCCTTCCGGCCGTGGACCGTTGTCGTCGGCGAAGATCACCGGCATACCGCCCGCGGCGGCCTCGATCAGTTCGAAAATCGCGTCTTCGGGGTTCATGGCCGTCCAAAAATTAATAGAGCATCGATGGGACTATCGGCCACTCCACGCCTACGCGCGCGCCGACTCGATGCCGCCCTACCCGGTAGCCTGGAATGCCCAGCCGGGCCTGGGGAGTCCTCCGGACGATTAGCCCCGTCCGGCCCCGGACCAGGCGGCCGGGAATCCTTGGGCTTACTGCATTTCAGAGGCGGCCAGCAGCACGGCCAGGTATCGGTAGTGCGGAATCACACCCGACTGCCAGGGCGCCACGCCCACCAGCAGGTACTCGCCCGCAAGCGGTCCCGCGCCCCAAATCAGGCGGTCGCCGTTCGTCCAATCCTGACCGGCCACATCCAGCACCTCGGACGTGTAGATTCGGACGGCGGCGCGCACGCGGCGTCCTTCCGGGTTCGCCTGCAACTGGTCGTAGTCGCCCGTCTTGGCAGGCTGCACCGAGGCCAGGATCGTTTTGTCCTGGTCAGGCTCGCCCTCTTTCCAACGGCCACGCATGCGATAACCCGGCAGCCGCGTGCGGATAGTTTGCGGGCGGCGAAAGCTGCTCATGACTTGACCACCTTGTATTTGATGGAATTGAAGTGCAGCTTCTTGTCCAGGAGGGGCTGATCGAAACCCTTCTTCTTCGCCGTCGATTCCGCATTCCGCTCCCACGGGCCGTTGATGAGATGGTGCTGGACGATCCCTTGGTACCAGGCCCCAACGGCGTGCACAGCTTCGGTCGCAGTCTTCTTCCCGCCCATGACCGCAGCCACCTGCTGCTCCTGCACATCCGCAAGCTGCTGCTCGTAGACCCGAGCGGCATCCCTGTGCAAAGGCCGAGCGGGAATATCCTCGGTACCGTATTCGTTGAATTCGACGTAGTCGATCAGCGGAGTACCGTTGCTGCCCGGGGTGTTCGCGTCTTCTGTCTGAATTCCGACCTTGACCGTGACCTTGTTCAGCTGGCGCATTTCAGCTGCATACCGCTGCAAACCCTTGTCAATGACCTTCAATCTTCACCCCCGAAGCACTTGGACCCGCGCATCAGACCGCCCACTCGAACCGTGCGCGAACATTTGTCATTCAGCAGGTCATAGCGAGCACGAAAGCCCATCGGATCAATCGTCCCAGCGCTATTGCCGAACGTACGCTGCAAGTCGCCTTCCTTCTCCATCGTGACCCCAGCCGGCACAACGATCGCGACCTCTTGCTGCATCCTCATCGCGAGCAGCCAGGCGGCGTACAGTGCCTGGGCTTCATCCTGCTCAGCTGGCAGCAAGCATCCGGGCCGATGGCCTTTCGCCACGGCCAGGGCTTGCTCTTTGTCGTCGACAGGCCTGGCGGCTACGCCGGGCGCCAAGAAGTCCAGAAGCTCAACCGTTGCCGCCATGGCTCCCCCCTTCTACCGCCCTGAGATACGCCTCGCG